ACGCATTGAAGACGGTGAAACTCCGACAGTACGAGAGCTGCAGGAAGTTAAGAGGAAACTTCAACTAAGCCAACAAGAAAACAAACTTCTAAGGAACGAGAACGAGAAAATCAAGTCTTCCAAGATCGAAGTTAAGGAAAAGATCAAGGAAGTCATCCCGGACGATTACAAAGCCACACAGGACCTAAACAAGCAATTACTAGAAAAGAATAAGGAACTATCCAAAACCGTTAAGGCAATGGAAGAACGCTCCGAATTCATCGAAAAGCAACTTGCTGACACATTGGCCCAGCGTGAAGAGGTCGATAAGAAATCTTCTCAGTACGATGAATTGACACGAGCGATTGAAGAATCACAAGGGCAACTCAATAGTGTACAGAAGCAAATCTCAGCTTACAAGAACATCACAAGCCTATTGCGGAAGGGTAATGACTTCTTGGCAAGCATGGGCGGTCTGATCTATGCGGACGAAAAGAATGTTTTGAAAGCAGACGGAATCGTCCGAGATGAATTTGATAGCTTTATCAGTCGAGGGTTGAGATTTTTTAACGACCTTAACGATATTCGTAAAGAAAACAACATTTTAGAAGGAGAATTTGAATAATGAACGAAATTGCTATGACACAAACAGAATTAACAGTGGAAGATACAATGATCCACGCATTGCAGGAACTAAAAAAGCTGAAAGAAGGGCAATCCGTCTTATCAGCCGATGTAGATTATTTGAAGAATGAGCAACCAGTGAATCCGTCAATTTGTTTAGCACTCGAAAAAATGCGAAAACAAAAAGTGGTCGAATTGCTAGGCGGTAAGGATAGCCAAGCATACAAAGATCGAAAATTTGCACAGTCAGTATTTTCGCAGGCTGCCAAAGACTTCAAGGAATACTTCCGAATCCCTCGCTATGACTTGCTGAAACGTAAAGATGAAGAACAAGCATTTGACTATTGGGGAAGCTGGGAACCATCAGCCAACACTAAATTGGAAATCAAGAACCGCAACGGCCAAATGAGTCTGGTTGGTTGAAATGGCAAGAAAAATAAAAAAGCACTTCACAAAACAAGTGAAGCACTCAACAAAATAAACTACTTAAATTATATCACAAATTGGAGTTGGCAATGAATATTCTAAGTGAAGAATTTGAAAACGGAATAAGATCAGTGGTTCGAGTTCAATTTAAAGAATCTTTCACTGAATTCTTAGACCAGGAAATAGCAGAAAAACGTTGGTTATCACTAGAAAGTGCAGCCCACTATGCGGACTGCAGTTCAAATACCATCAGAAAATGGATCAAGATGGGATTGAATCTTTATAAAATCGATGGAACAAAACGGATTGACAAGAATGAATTAGATCAATTTATTCAAAGCAATATCGTTATTTAGATAAATATAACAAGAAATGGAGATCAGAAAATGTTAAATGAAATTATTATTGGTGTATTGGTAATCGTGGTGTTGTTTGAGGCGATCATGGTAAGTGCAATTAGCCAACGATGCAAAGAGTCAAAACGGGAATTAAAAAAGTTGATCAAGGAAAAACAACAAATCGAAGAAGCTCGGAAAGCTATGCGCTTTGGATATCGTAGATAAGGAGAGGATTGTATGGGAAACGACACATTAGTATTCATCTCTTTCGGTTTCATTATTTCCTTTACCCTTTTTAATATTTTTAAACTTCTTTGTAACCTTGAAAATACCTTGGAAGGTATTAGGGATCAAATAGAGAAAAGGGAAACTGATAAAAATAGCGATCAGGTTGAACTCTTTCTCAGACAAGCTCTTAACAAGGTAACAACCGAAAAGAAGGATAAAAGAAATCATTGCGATCGATGTTGAAAGTTGAATATCATTTTTTTCAACTAGATCATAAAACAAAAGGAAATTGTATACAGTAACTAACACTGAATATGAAATAATAAAAGCTAAAATTAAAAACGTAAATAAAGTCTCAAAATGTATTCCTTTCAAAACTTCAAGAGTTGACTCCATGCTAGTAGGTAAATATTTCAAATACAAATATGACATTAGTATTGTGATAAGCAAAGGAAAAATTAATGAATATTTATTTCTCATAGATAGACCCCCTATTGTTTTTAATTTAATTATATCAATATTAAGGAAAAATAAAAATGGCAGAAAAAACAAATATCCTGCCTCACGACATACTAGCTGAACAGGCGGTACTTGGATCAATTTTCGTTGACCCAGAAAAAATCTTTATCGCATCAGAATTTCTTACACAGGAAAGTTTTTATAAGTTATCTCACGGTATTATCTTCAATGTTATGGAAGATTTGGCAGATAAGGGGGAACCAATTGACCCTGTATCTGTAAAATCAGCACTTGACTCTATTGGAGAGTTTGAGCGTATTGGTGGAATGGCTTTTCTTGCTAGTTTGATCAATTCAGTTCCCACTAGTGCTCACATTGAACATTATGCAAAGATTGTGGCCGAAAAAGCTAAAGCAAGAGAGGTCATCAATGATCTAGGTAAAGCACTTGAAAAAGTATATGAAGATCACCAAGATTTAGATGATGTCATAGTAAGACTTGAAAATACACTGACATCGGTAAGTGCCAATCAATACTCAGGTTTTAGAAACATCATGGATGTATTGGATTCCACTAATATTCGAATTGATGAACGATCTAAGCACGTTGGAGATGTTACTGGCCTTGCTACAGGTTTTACCGATTTTGACAAAATAACAACAGGACTACACGAAGACAACTTAATTATTTTGGCAGCCAGACCTGCTATGGGTAAAACAGCGTTTGCTCTAAATATTGCACAGAATGTCGCAATACGAGCGGGTAAACCAGTAGCTATCTTCTCACTGGAAATGGGGGCAGAGAGCCTGGTAGAACGGATGCTATCCGCTGAAGGAGTGATTCCATCCTATCACATCAGGACAGGAAAGTTATCTGACAGTGAGTGGAGACGGATGCTCTTAGCACAGGAACAGTTATCAAAGGCTCAACTCTATATTGATGATACCGCTGGCATCAGAATTTCTGACATCCGAGCACGATCAAAGAAATTAGCTCAAAAAACAGGAGAGTTAGGTTTGATTGTTATTGATTATTTACAGTTGATTACTGGCAGAGGAAAAGAAAATAGACAGCAAGAAGTATCTGAGATCTCTAGACAATTAAAGATTTTAGCCAAGGAATTAAAAGTGCCAGTAATTGCACTTAGTCAACTTTCTCGTGGAGTAGAACAACGTAATGACAAAAGGCCAGTTCTGTCAGATCTTCGTGAATCAGGATCAATTGAACAAGATGCTGATATTGTAGCATTTCTTTACCGAGATTCTTATTACCGTCGTGAGGGACAAGAGGAAGATGATAATGTGACAGAAGTGATCTTTGAAAAGAACCGTCATGGGGGATTAGGTACCGTCAAATTATTCTTCCACAAAGAATTTACAAAATTTACAAATATGGAGGTACAATAAATGATTAAAAAATCTGAAGTAGCAGGCTTTCTAGCTTTCTTTAAATTCCCTAAACCATTTATTTATGATGAAAAATATAAAAAACTTAGTAACAATGCAAAACTAATGTATATGTTACTGTTTGGTAGGCTTGAGCTATCGATAAAAAATGGCTGGCATGACAGAAAGGGAGATGTTTTTCAATATTATACAAATGAGCAATTAATGATTGATTTAAATAGCAGTGAAAAAACAATCATTAAAGTGAAGAAAGAATTAAGAGAGGTGGGCTTACTAGAAGAGGTTCGACAAGGAAATAATCTACCAAATAGAATTTATATCAGTCAAGTTGATGGAGCTGTAGAAAATGCAGTTCTTGAACTGGAAAAAGTACAGCATGGAGCTGTAGAAAATACAGTTCTTGAACTGGAAAAAGTACAGACAAACAAGATAGATATTAACGATACTGATAATAACAATATTAAGTCGATTTGTCAGGAAGTTATTACTTATCTCAATCAGGTTACAAATAAGAACTTCAACAAAAATACAGCTAGCCATCATAAATACATTAAAGCACGCTTGAAGGAAGGTTATGAACTAAAAGACTTTAAACATGTGGTTAATGTTATGGCAGGGACATGGGTGGGGACAGAATATGAACGAAATTATCACAC